AATTCGTTAGGTATTCTTTGTACAAATTTTTTCCAATTTTTCTGGTTTATTCCTGTACCTCTCTTACCCAAATCCTTTAAGGTTTCTTTGTCTAAGTATGGGTTATCATTCTTATCTATTGCTTTCTTAGGAAATCTTTTTTGATATCTCTGAGCTTTCTTAACTATTTTTATGTAAAACTCACCTGCGGCCAATTCTAAATCATCAGCAACCGCGGTTGAACCTTCGACTCCCGACTTTCTTAATAGAGCAAAAAGACTGTTATTGATTATTGTTGGATCGGATGTTGTAGGTGATTTCTTTTTCTTCAAGGATATCCCTATGTATTTCGTTCCTTTCTTGATAATAAAATCAGAGGCGTTGAAGTCAGCCATACCATATTTTGTTCTTTTGAATCCTTTAACATCATCATGCCAAGCTTTAGCTGTTAAATAAACTTTATCAGCACCACCATTTCCTTTTTTGAGTATCGCTCTCGCCGCAGACACAGCTTTTGCTAGATTTTCGTAATCATTGTCCATTGACGATAGTTCTAACTCTGTGTATCCTTCTACTTTTTTTGGTACTATCTTTCTAACTTGGTCTATCAGAGCATCCATTTCTTCTACTGTATTTACTTTATCGAATGAAGTAAGTGTACACAACGCTGCTGTCATTAATTCATTTGGGTCTGCCGTTGAACCACCACCCCTCTTGGTATTCGGTCTAGTGTTTACATAAACATATTTACCCAATTCTTCGTGGTCAAATGCAAAGTCTTTTGTTGCTCTACTAGAACTAACTTTTCTTAGAGATAAATCTGGGTCTGATACTATGATACTTTTAGCCATGGTTGTGAACTTTATTCTATCGTTTGGGTCAAGTATTATTTGTACACCAATTTTACTTCCATTACTACTTTTAGCCCTAGGGTCTGCCTGTACATCACCACTTATCGATGATATTTGATCGTCAATAAATCCTGTTAACTCTAATGCATTTGTGGCTTCGTTTGTCCCAGAAAATTCTGGAGCCTCTCTTAACATCATTTCTAAATCAAATTCTAATCCCTCGAATTTAAGATCAGGTTCTTGTCTGGTTTTTGATAAACGATAAAGTTCTTCACCCAATTTAATTCCAAATTGTGTATCAGACTGATAATGAGCTCCAGCTATCTGTCGACTCTCCCCGATTCTTTTTCCTAAATCTAATACATTTTTTCTATGTTCTAATGGGATTTCATCAGCCACTAAATTCGCTACTAGACATCCCTGTGTAGCATGTCCCGATGGGTATGAAGGTGTGTTTGCAGTCTTTAATGGGAAGAAGGTCATTTCTAATCCTAGTTCTTTAGCTAGAATTTGTGGTCTAGGTCTATTATAGAATCTCTTTAATGATAATATAATTGGTTCAGATTGTTTTCTGATATCATTTATTCGATTAAAATCTATCTCTAACCCATATTCATCAGCGTACTCTTTAAACGCTCTCATGGTATTAAGATCATACATGATCATTTCTTCTTGCCAATCGTGTCTGAACTCACCTAATGATATTAAGTATTTAAGTTCGTTTAAAGTTTGAGTGGATGTATTTTTAGGAAAAGGAAACCCTCTCCATTGATCGAAATCTAAGTCAGCGTAAGTTGAATAATCACCCTTTAATTGATCTAATCTTTTTTTATTTAACTTGACTGGATGACCTAATCGATCTAACTTAGTGTCGGCATCATAAATTTCGCTTAATTGTGAGAATGATTTCATACTAGTATTTATGTTAATACTATTTTTGAATTCTGTGAATAGATAGGAACTTTTCTATCTGAGTGATAGATTCGGTCAATTCTTCCTGTTTTTTTACATCTTTGTGTAATTTTTTAAGAATTATTAATTCTTTTTTCAACTCAACTTTCTTGCTAAGAAGTTCCACTAAAGATTTACTCTTTATTGTACCATCTAATTCATTAAGTGTTGAGGGCGTCATTTAATTTATTTATTGTATCTTCGGCCGTAGTATGTAGAATACCGATACCACCAGCTTTGTTGAACAATTCTATGTTTTTTTCTCTATCGTCAACTAGTATAGCTTTCGGGTGAGCGAAGGCCGCTTTTTGACTACCTTTAAATGTGGGAATTATAACCCAGTTATCTGTACAGTGTTCTTTTATCCATTCGATTTTATCTTTAATGACAATTGTTCTGTTTACAGTACCAGCCGCCGTTAAGATTTCGGTATGTATACCCGAGTTTAGAGCCCAATCAATGAGTTTCCAAGCGTCCGGCATAGGTTTTAAATTTCTGAATAAATGTTTGGCTGTCAACTCTCTTTTTCTGTTATCGTATACATCAGAAACACCTTTAAGGTCAATCTTATGTCCTAACATTTCTTGTAATCCCAACTCGAAGTCGGCTAATACACCGTCCATGTCAAGAAATACTTGTCTTATATCTTTATCTGCCATTATTTTTCCTCTTTATTATCAAACTATGTACATAGTATACCATTATTGTACAGGTGGTGTCAAGTATTAATACTTGAAGTTTTCCTGTTTCTCGGATGATATTCTTTTACCTGTTGAGGTCTGATCCATAATAGGGCCGATGTCAACCAGTTCATCTTGAGCGGATTGTTCACAGTCATATAGTCTCATCTTAGACCTGTCTACACCCAAGACGAATCTTTTGTGAAAAGCTGGGTCATTGTATCTATTCTTTAACTGTTTAACCATCACTTGATCGAGTTCTTCCATGTCTTCTGTAGAGATCAACGCGAACATGAAATCCGCGGTCGCGGGTAGTCCAAAGGATTCTGAGGTATCTTCAAGTCCAACATCGGTTGAAGTGAAACCTGTTCTGTTTGTTTGGGTCGCGGACATGATTGGTACATCGAACTCTACTGCTAGTCCTCTTAGTTCTTCCGCGATACTCTTAATCAGTGTATAAGAGTTCACATTACTGCCTGGTCTAACTCTGAATGAAGAACATATATTTAAATAATCGATAAAGATAATTTGTGGTTTGAATGTTTTCTTGAGGTCAAGTTCCTGTAGTAAATGTCTTATGTGTCCACTGTGAGCTGTCGCTGTTGGATACTCTTTAATGATAAGTTTACCTTTAGTCTTTTCTCTGACTCTCGTAATCTTTTTCTCATACATTAATTTCGGTAGATCACCCAAAGCGTTTAATGATATGTCCAGTAGATTCGCGTCAATCCTTTCAGCGATTTTCTCTTCTGCCATTTCCATTGTAATGTATAAAACATTCTTACCTTGAAGAAGAGCTGCTGATGCCATGTGACACATAAACAATGATTTACCTACACCAGTACCTGCCATACAGATATTCAATGTCTTGTTAGGAAGACCACCCTTGGTAATCTTATTCATCAAGTCTAAATCAAAAGGAATTCTCTCTTCCTCTCTGTGCATGAACTCATATCTTTCATCCCAGTCTTCAATAAAATCATGTCCAATATTACTATCGAACGAGATTGATAAAGCTTCTCTGAGAATCTCTGGAATCTCTCCCTTCTGACCTTCCGCGTCTTGAATGATCGCGATGGAACTCATCACACCATTGTATACTGCTCTATCTTTACACCACTTTTCAGTCATGTCTAATAACCATTCATTGGGTGTTTCGGTTGTATCCAGTTTAATATCTTTAATCAAATTCATTGAATCTGAGATAAGTTGTTGGTCTACTCCCTCGACCTCATCAATATCAATGATGAGAGCTTCGGTTGTGGGTTGTGTTTGATACTTTAAAAAATATTCTCGAATCTGTTTAAAAAGAAACTCCTCGTCTCTTTCTTGAAAGAACTCACTCTTAATGTAAGGTAAGGTCTTTCTTATAAATTGATCATTCTGAATCAGATTCTTCAGTATCGTTTGTTCTAATCGTGTTGCCATATTTAAATTCTTTTTTTGATGCTTCGTCTAATTGTAAAAGTACTTCTTCTGTAAAATACTTCTCGGGATTGTTATTGATAGTTTTACCAAATTGTGTTGTACCATCGGGTAATTCTATTCTTGTTGATGATTGTTTAAAGATACCATACTTGACTGCTAGTTCTAACAATCCATAGTATCTA